AAAGCCTACATCTATTGGCCAAACAGAAAGGCATTGTTAGAGGATCAAATCAAAAAGATTTTGACGCTCACCAGAGTGTAAAAGTCGCGTCTAAATATTCGTAGAACTTAACGAGGTTATTATGGATCTTGTGATCGGTGCTATCACGAATTATTCTTTCCCACAAATCAAAACGTGGGTCAATTCGCTAGATCGCTGTGGGTTCACAGGCACAAAAGCGTTACTGTGTTACAATATCAAACTGGATGTCGTGGAAGAATTGTCTGAGCGCGGCTACACGATTTTGGCGTTTCAACAAAATCCCGACACCAAAGATTTAACATATAACGGTGATTTCAATATTGTGCGAGAGCGATTCTTGCACATGTGGTATTTTCTCAACAAGATTGAAAACAAAACAGATTATCGTTATGTGATTGCCACGGATGTGAAGGATGTCGTGTTTCAGCGCAATCCCTCCGAGTGGTTAGAACGCAATCTTGTTGGTTCCTATAAGATTAACGTTGCATGTGAATCCATTCGGTATCGCGATGAACCATGGGGACGAAACAATCTGTATCAGTCATTTGGTCCGTTGCTTTATGATTGTCACAAAGACAATTACATCTACAATGCGGGGACACTCTCTGGACGATTTTCGCATCTTCTGGATTTCTTTTTGAATGTTTATCTTTCTTGTCTGGGTGCGCCAATGCATGTGCCTGGAGGGGGTGGTCCAGATCAAGCCGCTGTCAACATTCTGATTCATACCGCTGCGTATCGAGATATCACTCGATTCACGGTAGCAAATGATGCATGGGCAGCACAATTGGGCACGACGAAAGACCCCAATAAACTTCCAGAGTTTCAGCCGCATCTTCTGGAGGGACAACCAATTCTTCAAGATGGAATGATTTGCACTGAACATGGTACACCCTTTTATTTGGTTCATCAGTATGATCGAGTCCCCGAATGGAAAACATTAATTGAGGAGACATATCAATGAAAAGTGAAAAAGAAATGACAAGAGCCGAACTTAATGAAATTGTGAATGAGTATCTTGGTCGCGGTGGCAAAATTAGACAATTTAAAGAAAATCAAAAAACAACGAATCGGCATGATCGAAACGAAGCTGAAATGGCAAAGGCTCTGGGTCGTCCCAAACCTTCACTCAGCACTCGTCTTGCTCGAAAATTGAGATGTGGCGTCAGGCAAGTGATGAAGAGTCTGCGCAGTTAACTTATGAACATAACCTTTGCCATCACCACTGATTATGCGGATGATGGGCGTTTGGATAAGATTGTTGAATCCATTCGTAACCTTCATATTCCATATTATGAAATTCTCATTATTGGTCCTGGAAGAAACGGGCGCAATGGTGATGTGCGGTGTATTTCATTTGACGAATCTCTCAAGCCCGGATGGATTACACGAAAAAAGAATATTCTCTGCCAACAAGCAATATATGATATTATTGTTCTGATGCATGATTATTATGTGTTTGACAATGAGTGGTATAATGAATTCTTGCTTTTTGGTAGTGACTGGGACATTTGTTCCAATCAGCAGCTGTTGATCACGGGCGCGCGGCATTTCACCGATTGGGTGGTGTGGGATCATCCCACGATTCCACGATACACCCCTATTGACTATGCCGAATGGAGTTTGACGAAGTACATGTATATTTCGGGAGGCTATTATTTGCTCAAAAAGAATATCGCGCTGACATATCCTCTCAATGAGTCAATGCTGTGGGGATCAGCTGAAGATATTGAGTGGTCTCTCAGAGTTCGCAACAAATGTAAAATTGTCTGTAATGGACATGCCATCGTCCGTCACAATAAGGTACATCGCGATGCCGCAAAAACTGCTCATTTTTGATCTTGATGGGGTGCTTATAGATTCTCGCAATGCGCACTTTGAGGCGCTCAATCACGCTCTGGCAGCCTTTGATCAAAAGTATGTGATTAGCTGGGAAGATCATTTGAGTGTTTTTGATGGATTGCCCACAACAAAGAAACTGGAAATTTTAGCAGAGACGCGAGGATTGTCCCGTGAGTCATTTGACGCGATCTGGAAATTGAAACAAGAGTTCACGGTTCTCTTACTGGCACAACTGGAAATTAATAAAACCGCAATTAATATCGCGGAAGCGTTGCGTCAGAGGGGATGGAAAATTGCTGTAGCAAGTAATGCTATTCAAAAAACTATTGTTACCGCATTAGATGCCATTCAACTCTTGCCGCATGTAGATTATATTGTCAGTAATGAAGAGGTTACGCGCCCCAAGCCCTTTCCAGAAATGTACTGGCGATGTATGACAGAGATGGGTGCGTTGCCCAAGCACACGGTAATTATTGAAGACAGTCATATTGGGCGACAGGGTGCGCTTGATTCGGGAGCTAATTTATATCCTGTTGAGAATGCCGCAGATTTACAAGAGCATCAGTTCTTGGCATGGATTGATGAATTTGAAGGACAAGATCGCACGAAGCCTGTGCCATGGCGAGACAAGAAAATGAATGTCTTGATTCCTATGGCAGGAGCAGGATCACGATTTGCTGCGGCGGGATATACATTTCCCAAGCCACTCATTGAAGTGAACGGCAAACCGATGATTCAGCTTGTGGTGGAAAATCTGAACATTGATGCCAACTATATTTTCTTGGTGCAGAAAGAACACTATGAAAAATACAATCTGAAGTATCTGTTAAATCTGTTATCAGATAAAGTGACGATAGTACAAGTTGACGGCACAACGCAGGGTGCAGCATGCACGACATTGTTAGCCAAAGAGTTTATCAACACTGATAATCCTTTGGTGATTGCGAATTCCGATCAATATGTCAAGTGGAACTCCAATGAGTGTCTGTATGCGTTTACGGCGGATGGCGTGGACGGCGGCATTCTTACGTTCACAGCTACGCATCCGAAATGGTCCTATGCGGCATTAGATGATCACGGATTCGTCAAAGAAGTGGCAGAGAAAAAGCCCATTTCAAATATTGCCACTGTGGGGATTTACTATTGGCGCAAGGGATCTGATTATGTGACGTGTGCTGAACAGATGATTGAGAGAGACATTCGCTTTAACAATGAGTTTTATGTGTGCCCCGTGTTCAATCAAGCCATCGAAGCGGGAAAACGTGTGCGGGTGAAATCGGTTCAAGAAATGTGGGGGCTGGGTACGCCCGAAGACTTACAGGTATTTCTTCAGCACCACAAATAAATGGAGTCGCAATGCATGTCTGGATTTTGACATTCAATCGTCCTCAAGCACTCAATCGTCAAATTAATGCGTTCAAGGATTGGGCGGAAATCCACATTTTTTCAAATCATCCGAAGATTGAATTGTCCGAAGACAATCATCTCTTATGGAAAGACGGTCGTCTTCATATTCTGTACAACACACTCTCCGATTCTGAATCTAACTCATATTGCGCTCGGTCATGGAATAACATTTTTCTCAAAGGGTTTAAAACAGAAGAGCGATTGATTTGTATTCAAGATGATACCTGTATCACAAATCCTTCTACGTTTCGCGCACTCATAGAGAACCACCAATCTACATATGATTTTATTTGGGGTCCTGCGGGGGATCAGTTTTTTTATCTGACTAAAACGATTCTTCAACGCACAGGGTGGTTTGATGAACGATATCTAGGATGTTACTGTGGTGATGCAGATTTTCTCAAGCGGGTATGGTTACACAATGACCACAACCGTCTTTCTATCATTGATAGTCATGATTGGGGATTTACCCACAACGATATCGGAGTAGCACAACTGATTCCAACAGATATCCATGCAAAAGCTTGCGATTCAACTTATGTGAATCAGCACGAAGAAACTGAGGGGAAACTGCAACGACAGAACACCGCCTTGCAGCAATCTCAAACACACTTTAAAGCGAAATGGGCAACGCCGGGAAATGGGATCAATGGTATAGGAAGCATGATTCAATATACCGCACCGCCACAATTTCCTGAAATTGACTGGTATCCTTGGTTCACCACCAAGTATCTGCATGGAGGACAACATGGCACAACTGAGTGAACAGACATTCTTACAGCGACAATCTGATTTCTGGAATAACATTTCTCAGGGATGGTCACTTGAGAATAAAAATCCCGTAGTGGGGTGGTATGATTTTCACAACAAGTTTCCTTATTATAAAAGTCATCTTTTTCGCGGCATTGAGAACATGACAGAGAAACTGGCACTAGAGATTGGGTGCGGTCCTGGGCGCAATATGATTCTGTTTCATAATTGGTTCAAACGAATTGATGGAGTAGATATTGCTCCTGATACCTTGAATAAAGCACGTATCAATCTTTCAGATGCGCGAGTGCCTCTTCCTAATCTTTGGGCGATGGATGGCAAGTCTTTGCCCATGATTGGAGACGCAAGTTACGATGTGGTGTTTATGGTAATTTCTCATCAACATATCACTTCGCGATCAGTGCGTTTGAATTTGTATCGTGAAGTTCAGCGAATCTTAACATCTGGCGGGTATTTCTGTTTTCAAACGGGATATGGTCCAGGACATCCTCGTTCTGTGGATTATTTCACTGATTCATATGCAAATGAAACAGAATTCGTGGACAAAGATGTGCGAGTAGAAGATTTGTCTGTCTTGACAGCGGATGTAGAACGTGCGGGATTTCATCACACTGATATTGTGTTGACTGAGCCGTGTAAGGATGAGCATCCCCAATGGCTATGGTTGAGAACGGAAAAACAATGAAACTCTGTTTTGTGGTCCACCGATATGCGCCGTTTCCAGGCGGCTCAGAATATTATGTTCAGTGGATGGCAGAAGAGTGTGTACGACGTGGGCATGATGTTACAGTATTTACGGGAAAACATGGCGGCGATTTGAACGGGGTTCGAGTTACGTCTGACGGAATCATTTTCAATGATCCCTTTGATTTGATTGTTGTACATGGAGGAGATGTCTATATTCAAAATGCTGTTTTGTCTGCCATTCCTCGGTTAACTTCTCCTATCTTGTATTTGATTATCAAACCCTCTAATAGTCAAGTCTGCCAGCTGGCTATGAATCATGCTGCTGCGATTGGCTGTTCCACGCACGAAGATTGGGATCATGCGAAACATTATGACGCGCTGGCTCGATCATTCACGGTGCGTCATGGAATTGATTCACAGCGGCGCACCGGTATACGTGGCGCATTTCGCGCAAAATATGACATTTCTCCGACAGTGCGTCTCTTTGTGTCGTGTGGGGGATACTGGGCACACAAACGCATGCGCGAGTTAGCACAGACATTTGAACGAGCCCAACTCGACAACGCACTATTGGTCACCACGGGATATGATAATTCTATGAATCTCATGCCGACTCCCTCTTCTTGTGTTCGCCCACTGATGCTTGAGGATGAACAGGATGTTGCCAATGCGATTGCCGATGCTAATGTCTATATTATGAATTCTAGCGAAGAAGGATTCGGATTGGTACTCCTAGAATGTCTCTTGAATCAGACACCTTGGATAGCACGAAATATCGCTGGAGCGCGTGTGCTTCAGCCATATGGCACTGTCTATGAAACTGAGTCGGAATTAGAAGGCATTTTGAAGTCTTATACCGTCAATTGCGAACAGCTCCTGGCGGGGTATCAGTATGTGCGGT